TGTCATGGCGCCGGTATCCCCGCCAAAGTTCACCGTTGCGGCATACAACAACGATGTGGACGCGCTTTATGATGCCGACGATAACTTTGGCGGGGATACCGGCGCCATGACAGGAGACGCCACGGCAAAAACCGTTCAGGAAGTCACCCTGACGCTTGCGCTGGCAAATCTTACGGCATACCCGGCAGCGATGGAACTTACCATCAAGCCGAAAGACGGAACACTGGGAACCGATGATGTGATCTTGCTCGCGCAGTGGATAGAGTACAAGAAGAAACTCTTGACAGCATAAAAGACAGGGGCCAAGGAATCAAGGAGTCAAGGGGCCAAGTTGTTCACTTGAATCCTCGAACCCTCGAATCCTTGAACCCTTAAATTAAAAGGAGGGTATAGCGATGATAATCAATCAGTCAGCATTAACAGGTATTTACAGAGCATTTTCCACTATTTTCAACCAGGCGTTGGAAGCCGTATCACCTATGTGGCCGACAATAGCCATGCAGGTGCCTTCAACCGGCAGGAGCGTGGATTATAAATGGCTCGGCAACTTCCCCATGATGAGAGAATGGTTGGGCGACAGGGTGATAAAAGACCTGTCCGCTTATCACTATGAGATAACCAACAAGGACTATGAATCTACCATTGAGGTGGACAGAAACGACATTGAAGACGACCAGATCGGCGTATATACGCCCATGATTCAGGGTCTCGCTCAGGCAGCGAAAGAACACCCGGATTATCTCGTCTTTGCGCTGCTCGCCGCCGGATTTACAACAACCTGCTTCGACGGTCAGTATTTCTTCGATACGGATCATCCCGTGGGTGCATCAACACAGAGCAACTACGGCGGCGGGGCGTCTAACGCCTGGTATCTGATGGATTTGAGCAGGCCCATAAAGCCTATCATCCTTCAGATCAGGAAACAGCCCCAGTTCGTGTCTATGGACAAGCCCGACGATGAAAACGCATTCATGCGGAAGAAATACCGCTACGGTGTGGACGACAGAAAGAACGTCGGTTATGGCCTCTGGCAGCTTGCTTTCGGGTCCAAGCAGACACTGAACAGCACATACTACCTGGCAGGCCGTACCGCAATGATGGGATTTACCAAAGAGGACAATACAACGCCTCTGAACATCAGACCGACGCATCTTGTCGTTGGGCCGTCTAACGAGGCGGCAGGCAAGGCCCTTGTTGAAGCGCAGTTCGACGCAACCGGCGCAAGCAACATCTGGTACAATTCGGCAAAACTCGTTGTTGTGCCGTGGCTGACATAAAAAACAGGGGTCAAGGATTCAAGGGTTCGAGCGGCCAAGTGGATCACTCGAATCCTAACCCCTCGAATCCTTGACCCCTTAAATTAAAGAGGAGGCGTTATGAAACTGATAATTAAATCCAAACCCGAACACTTTTACCGTGCCGGGATGAAATTCACCCGTCAGCCGGTTGAAGTTGACGTTGACGCCGATACCGCAACGGTGCTGATAAATGAACCCATGCTCATCGTAGAGGGGCGAAAGACAGAGGGTTCAAGGAGCCAAGGGGTCAAGGGGCCAAGTGAACCATTTGAATCCTCGAATCCTCGAATCCTGGAACCCTTAAATAAGAAAAAAAGGAAGTAAGCTATGGCCTACTCCACAAAAACAGACATAGAAAAGATGATCCCGGCTGATGACGTTACAAGCCTGACAGACGACGAGGGCACAGGCGTTCAGGTTGCGTCAAGGGTATCCGAGGCAATAGCCCAGGCGGATGCCGAGATTGACAGCTATTGCGGGGGGCGCTATTCGGTGCCGTTTTCAACCGTACCGGATATCGTCAAAAAATGCTCTGTGGATATAGCGATATACAACCTGTATTCACGCAGGGTTGAAACTGTTCCGGAAACACGATCCGAACGATACAAAAACGCAATCAGGCAGCTTGAGGGTATAGCAAAAGGCATAATATCCATAGGCGAAGACCCTGAACCAACGGCATCAACAGGTGCGTCATACGCAGAATGTAACAAGACGGAAAGCGACAGAATATTTACCAGGACAAAGATGAAAGGATTCTAATGGCGAGCATAGCGGATATTGAAGACGACATCATAGCGACGATAGCTGCGCTGGAGGACGAAGATGATAATAATCTCTTCCGCCTCGTTGAGTCCTTAGGCAGGAAAAAACCGCCCGTCACGCTTAATTATCCGGCCTGCTTTGTATATTTCGCAGGGGACACAAACACGGGCAGCAGACCCAGGCCCGTTTACTGGACTGAATATGAATGCCTGATCTCGGTGAAAAACCTTACATCCGAGAAGGCGGCGGCAGATAGCATATATACGCTAATCGATGCGGTGAGGGACGCCATAGAAGGCAGTCAGCTCGAAAACGACGATATAGAACCGTTTATGTGCGTGTCCCGGGAATTGGCAGACTATGCAGACGGTATAATCAGCTATGTGGTGAAATTCAGGACGCGGCACTATCTGGACGTACCGACATAGTAAATACCGTACAGCGCTCGGACATCGTACTTCGATGTACGAAAAAAAAGGAGGCGATATGGCGAAGCCTAAAGAGGATAGAGAACAGCAGGCAGCGGATAGCAGGATGGAAGATAAATTTAATACCGGAGGAACCGTCTATCTCGACAAGGACGGCAACCCGGTCCCGGCAATGAATAACAAAGAGGAGGTAAACGATGATAGAAGCGAGAACGCAGTTAGCAATAAAGGTTGAGGGGACGGAAGGCTCTGCTGAAACGCTTGCAGGGGCGGATGCCGTACTTGTGGCAAATGCGAAGTTCACGCCGAGCATTGCGATGGGCGAGAGAAACAACATGTCTTCATCCTTGTCAGAGTGGGCGTCAATACCCGGCGCACGTTCGGCAAAGATGGAATTTGACGTGGAACTTAAGGGATCAGGCACCGCAGGCACTGCACCGGCATTAGGCAAACTGTTGCAGGGCTGCGGGTTCGGAGAGACCGTATCGGCAGGAGTATCCGTTACTTATAAACCCGCTTCTGCGTCTATAGGAAGCTATACCCTCGCCATGTATGTGGACGGCGTTATAAAGAAGATGTGGGGTGCCCGCGGTAACGTCAGCCTGAAATTGGAGGACGGCGCACCGGGTTGGCTGCATTTCGAGTTTACCGGCGCGGACTTTTCTATTACAGACGGGGCGATGCTTTCTTCGGGGGTGGCCTACGAGAGCACAAAACCAATAGCCTTTTTGTCTGCGACTATGACGATAGATTCATATCCCGCACTGATTGGGGCGCTTGAAGTGAACATGAACAACAATGTTGCGTTGAGAAAGGATATTAATTCATCATCCGGGCACAAGAGCGCGGTGATAACGTCCAGGAAGCCGACCATGACTATGGACCCGGAGGCGGTGCTTGTCGCTACATATGATTTTTACGGCAAATTAAGAAGCGGCAACGAAGGCGCATTGTCGATGGTGCTGACCGGGGCAGCGGGCAATATCTGTACCATCACGGCTCCTAAAGTGCAGTATACGGGATTATCCGACGACAACAAAGAAGGCATCAAAAATTATGGGATTACCTGCCAGTTGAACAGAAGCTCAGGCGACGATGAACTGAGCATAGTATTTACATAGAGCCCTACAAAAGACAGGGGCCAATGAAGAATGAAGAATGAAGAATGAAGAATTTAACTATTAATTCTTAACTCTTAATTCTTAATTAAAAAAAGGAGGATGGATGCCACAGACATACACGTACAATATTGACGGCAAAATATATCATCAGCGGCCCCTTGTTATCGGGCAGGTAAAGCAGTTGATGGATATTCTGGGAGAAATAACCCTGCCTGCTTATATCGACATGCCGGGCATTATATCCATATTGGGGGACAAACTGCCTTCCGCCCTTGCTGTGATACTAACCCCGGAAGGCGTGCATCCGAAGGACAAGGACATTGAGGCGCTGTCAGATGAGCTTGCCTATGCGGTAGACCTTGAAACATCCATACAGGCGGTAGAGGATTTTTTCGGCTTGAACCCGATAGTTTCAGTATTAGAGAAACTAAACGGGACGCTGGGGACAATTCAGAAGAACATGACTGGGCAGACGAACTCGTCTGTCTCCTCACAGGAGGGGACATTACACGACGGGACGCAATCCTCTGGGGATATACCATCAGAGAATGCGAAATCTACATCGAGCACAGAAGGAGAGACGTGATGTTCAGAGAGTCGGTGCTGGCATTTATGGGGGTCAAAGATAAAGGGCTGTCAGTTAGGGACGGAAAGCGGAAAAGATGCAGAACTGTTGACGCCTGTGCTATGTGCAGGAAAATATGTGCGGAGAGGATCACGGCTTAGCAATGAAATCAAGCATCCATATGCCAACCAACATCATGGGTATGCCGACCAGCCAACCGCCGCACAGGTTTAAAATAAGACCACCCAGAATCATAAAGGGACACGAATATCCGCAAATTGCAGCAAGTATAAGTATCATATAAAGGATTATAGCATGGCAACCGAAAATGTCAAGATGACGATAACCGCTGATGCAAAGGCGGTTGTGTCCGAGATAGGCAGGGCAAGAGGTGAAATAGAAAAACTCCGGGGATCTTTGCCTGGATTAAGAAATAATTTTGAAGGGGTTACAGTATCAACAAATGGATTAATAAAAAACCTTTTAGGAGTGTCTTTAGCGGCAGTGGGGTTCCATCAGGCCGTTGAAGCCATCAAAAAGACGGTCGGCATGTCCATAGAATACAATAAAACCCTTGAAACATCTAAATTGGGCATCGCTGCAATACTTACCTCCATGACTGATATTACGGATGCGCAGGGCAGGGCTCTGGCAGGTCAGGACAAATTTAACGCGTCGCAACAAATTGCGGTGGAAGCGCAAAAAGAACTGCAAAAAATAGCGATGACAACTCCGGCTTCCTACAGGGAATTAGTAGAGGTATATCAGGGCATACTCGCCCCGGCTCTATCCGCAAAAATGACATTCAAGGAAACACTTGAAATAACAGGGCTGCTTACCAATGCAGTAAAATCAATCGGGCTGCCTATAAATCAGATTAAACAGGAAGCGCGGGACTTGATCCAGGGGGGAATACAGCCCGCATCATCATCGTTGGCCATTGCCCTGGGTATATCTGATAGCATGGTAAAAAAGTGGCGCGAGCAAGGTACGGTTTTTACTGAGCTGAAAACGAGGCTCGAAGGGTTTATCTATGCCTCACGTGAGTTTGAAAATACATGGGAGGGCGCCTGGAGCAATCTGAAGGATATTCTGGAAAGGGCGTTCGGCGAAGGGGGGAGCGGTCTCTTCGGCATGTTGAAAAAGGGGGTGCAGGAGTTTTCCAGGAGCCTGGTAGACGTGCAGAGGGATGCAGACGGGACAATTACAAAAATAGACGTTAAACCGGAAATTATATACAGACTTAGGATTGCAGGCAGTATCATCGCCGATATGGTGCTGTCTTTGAAAGAGATTGTAAAGCTCGCGGCAGCAGCAGCCGACAAAATACCGCTTATCGGCGGTATGGTAAAGAGCAGTTTTCTGATGCGCTCATGGAAAGAAGTAAAGGCGAATGTTCCGGGTGTGCCGTTGCCGAGACTAAACGCGGATACTCTTGATATGCTGCTGAAAAGGGGCATGAGTCCCGAAGAGATAGGCAAGGCCATATCCGGCGGGGTCATTAAAGTCGCCCCCGGGCCGGAATGGGGTGCGCCCATGACATGGGACGAAGAAGAGCTTAATAAATTCCGTGATAGGCTTATGGGCGGTCAGGCAGGACAATACAATATCAAGGGCAAGCCGCAGCCTGTTTCCGACGAGGCGAAGAAGGCGGCGGACAACATAAAAAAGATGCTGCGGGACTGGCAGACGGACGCCGAAAAGGGGGCGGAATCATCGGATAAATGGGCGGACAAGCTGCTTGATGTGAAAAACAAGTATGAAGACGCCATGCAGAAAATGGGCGAGCTAAAAGGGAAAGAATCCGACAAAAAGCTGCTGGCAGGATACTATGAATCAATAGTGTCCGGCATAGGCAGGGAAAGGACAAAAGAGGCGGAGGCGGACTGGCGCGAGTATACAAATAAATTAGCAGAACAGGATGCCAGGATTCAGGAAGAGATAACGAATAAGCAATCATCAGAATTGGAAAAGCGCCTTGCGGCGGAGGATGCCTGGGCGGCGGAGCTGGGTGAAATGCTTGGTGAAAGAGGTCTGGAGGCAGAAGAATTTGAGGCACAATATACCGAGATTGTCCGTATTGCCGAGAAGAACAAACAAAAGATACGTGATGATGCCCGTATGCAGGAGCTTGAGGCGCGAACAAGGCACACGCTCGCCGTCCTTGATCTTGCGGAAAAAGAGATGTCAATGTCAAGGCGGGATGTCGCAGCCGGCAGGCTCGCAGAATACAGGCAGGTAGTCGGGTATTATGAGAAGATGCGACTTGCCGCAATAGAAAGAAACGACCTGACGGGGCAGTTGACGGCGGAATCAAAGATAGATGAGACTCGTTTAAAGATTGCCGATTTGATAATTGAAGTTGAAAGACTTGATGGAACATTTGTCGGCGGCTGGCAGCGGGGCTTAAGAGAATATACGTACAATCTCCAGACAACATTTGAATATGCGCAGCAGATAGCGAAAGAGACCGCTCAGGCGATGCAGCAGGCGTTTTCCGACTTCTTTTTTGATGCCTTTGAAGGGAATTTAAAAAATCTTTCCGACTACATTAACAGCTTTTTAACGAGCGTCAAGAGGGCGGTTGCAAGCGCGTTGGGGCAGCAGGTTACAGGGGCGATAACCGGATTATTTGCAAAACAGCCCACGGGAGCAGGAAGCGGTGTTGCCGGCATATCAGGCAACATGTTCGGCGACTGGACCGCCGGGCTTGGATTTCATAATGGCGGGATGCCGGATGAACCCACGTTCTACAGACTTATCCCCCGTTTCCATTCAGGCATAGGCCCCGACGAAGTGCTCTCGATTATCAGAAAAGATGAGGGCGTATTCACGCCCGGGCAGATGAAGGCTTTAGGAATAGGAATTATGGCGAACAATCAGGCGGTAACTCCGCAGATACATATAAATTTCAAGGTGGATAACCAGGCGGACGCAAAGATTGAACAGGGAGAATCAAATATGCGCTTCTATAACGGTTTTTATTGGGTGAACCAAAGCGACAATTCTGGTATAATATAAAGGTTCGATATAGAACAAAAAGAAGGTCTGAAAGGAAAACACAATGTCAGTTAGAGTTAGATTTGCACCAAGTCC